TCGAATACAATCCAAAATGGGTGGGGAGTTTATAGGCATATACGCTTAGATAAAAATGAACCATTTTATATTGGTATATTTAAAGATAAATATAGACCATATTCTAAAAAATACAGAAATAAAGCTTGGCTTAGCGTTCTGAATAAATCAGAATATGAAGTTGAAATTCTTTTTGAAAATTTAACAAAAGAGCAGGCTATAGATAAGGAAAAAGAATTTATTTGTTTATATGGCAGAAAAGATTTAAATACAGGATGCTTATATAATATGACTGATGGAGGTGAGGGAGCAAATAATATTATATATTCAAAAGAAAGAAATAAAAAAATATCAAATACCTTAAAAGGCAGAAAATTAAGTGCTGAGCAAAAGCATAATGATATGCTGGGTCAAAAAAATAGAATTAAATTAGAAGTTGATAATATTCAATATAATTCATTAAGGGAATGTGCAAAAGCTTTAAATACTACACATAAAACAATAAAAGAAAGGTGCCTTAATGATAAATTTAATAATTATAATTTTATTTAATATAATGGACGCAAAAGATCTTAAAAAACAAATTGTCCAAGCTGGATATAAAGCAGTACACGAGCTTATAAGAGTAGCAGAAGAAGAAATAATTGTGGATGGTGGCGAGGATGAACTTGCTGCGGATAGATTAAAAAATGCTGCTGCTACTAAAAAGCTTGCAATATTTGACGCTTTTGAAATTCTTTCACGTATTGAAGCTGAAAAGAATTTAATGGAAAATAAACCAGTTGAAACCAAAGAAAGTTTAAAAGGTTTTGCTGAAAGAAGATCTAAATAATGTACGAACAATATTTAGTTAAAACTATAAATCCTATAAAAGAAAATGTTATTAAAAAAAATAACAGATATAAAAAATGGGAATATGGTCATAATAAAGAATACGATATTATAGTTATCAGTAAAGACGGTACAATAGGTGAAATAATTGAAATACAGAATTTGTGTATAGCATTGCCATCTGTACCAAAAGAAATTGATAACACTAATAATAGATGGGTTGCACACGAGCCGCCCAATGAGCTTAAAAATATAAAAAGTATATTTGATTGGGAAAATTATCCTGAAGCTTTTAAAAACAAATGGTATGCATATATTGATAGAGAGTTTACCAAACGCGAGGAAGGATATTGGTTCTATAACAAGAATATACCTACTTATATTACTGGTTCTCATTACATGTACCTGCAGCACACCAAGATTGATGTTGGGCAGCCAGACTATAGGGAAGCAAACAGATTATTCTTTATATTCTGGGAAGCATGCAAGGCAGATAAAAGATGTTATGGAATGTGCTACCTTAAAAACAGACGCTCTGGGTTTAGTTTCATGTCATCAGCAGAGACTGTTAACCAGGCAACAATTACATCAGATGCTAGATTTGGGATATTATCAAAATCCGGATCTGATGCTAAGAAGATGTTTACCGATAAAGTGGTACCTATCTCGGTCAATTACCCCTTCTTTTTCAAACCGATACAAGATGGAATGGACAGGCCGAAATCGGAACTTGCATACCGCGTACCCGCATCAAAGCTTACAAGAAAGTCAATTGCAGAAACGAGTGAAAAGCAAATACTTGAGGGGCTTGATACAACAATAGACTGGAAAAATACTGGGGACAATAGTTATGATGGTGAAAAACTCAGATTACTTGTTCATGATGAATCTGGTAAATGGGAAAGACCTGATAATATATTAAATAACTGGAGGGTTACAAAAACAACTCTAAGACTTGGTAGTCGAATCATAGGTAAATGTATGATGGGCTCTACCTCTAATGCTCTTGACAAAGGAGGTGATAACTTTAAAAAGCTTTATTATGATTCAGATGTTACACGAAGAAATAGAAATGGACAGACTAGTTCGGGATTATATAGTTTGTTCATACCTATGGAATGGAACTACGAAGGATACATTGATGCTTTTGGATACCCTGTCTTTAATACTCCAGAAGAAGCCACACTTGGAGTCGATGGTCAATACATTGATACAGGCGTAATAGACTTTTGGGAAAATGAAGTTGAAGGATTAAAGCACGACAGTGACGGATTAAATGAATATTATCGTCAATTTCCACGCACTGAAGAGCATGCATTTAGGGATGAAGCTAAAAATAGTATATTCAATTTAGCTAAAATATATGAGCAAATTGATTTTAATGAGGAAGCTGTAAGAGACGGATTAGTAACAAAAGGATCTTTCTCTTGGGAAAATGGAATTAAAGATTCAAGAGTAATGTTTACTCCTAATCCTCAAGGTAGGTTTTTAGTTTCATGGGTACCCCCTAAGAATCTGCAAAACAATGTAATAGTAAAGAATGGGGTTAAAGTACCTGGTAATGAACATATAGGCGCTTTTGGATGTGACTCATATGATATATCAGGCACAACCGATGGAGTAGGATCAAAAGGTTCTTTGCACGGATTAACCACATTTAGTATGGAAGATGCACCGCCGCATACATTCTTTTTAGAATATGTAGCAAGACCTCAAACCGCTGAAATATTTTTTGAAGACGTACTTATGGCAATTGCTTTTTATGGTATGCCAATACTAGCGGAAAATAACAAACCAAGATTACTATATCATTTAAAACGAAGAGGTTACAGAGGATTTTCAATGAATAGACCAGATAAAGTTTGGAATAATTTATCTGTAACAGAAAGAGAAATAGGTGGAATACCCAACACCTCTGAAGATATAAAGCAAGCTCATGGGCTGCAATTGAATCATATATAGATAAATATGTAGGTTATAACGAAGAAGGTAATTCTGGTAATATATATTTCAATAGAACATTGAATGATTGGGCAAAATTTGATATAAATAAAAGAACAAAATATGACGCTACTATTAGTTCCGGGCTCGCTATTATGGCTTGTAATAGGCACTTATATCATCCAAAACCAAAATACGAAAAACAAAATTTAGGTATACAAATAAAAAGATTTAATAACAAAGGAATGCACTCGCAAATAATTAAATAGCATGGCTGAAACAATATTAAAAAGTTCATTTCCAAGTCAAATAGCAAGTGATGCTGAAAAGGCTAGTTCAGAATACGGATTAAAAGTAGCCCGTGCTATTGAACATGAATGGTTCAAAAGAGATTCAGGTGCCACTCGTTTTTATTCTAATAGAGATGAGTATCATAGACTTCGCTTATATGCACGAGGAGAACAATCTGTTAAAAAATATAAAGATGAGCTTTCCATAAATGGTGATCTTTCTTATTTAAACCTTGACTGGAAACCTGTACCAATTATACCTAAATTTGTAGATATAGTTGTTAATGGTATGTCAGATAGGCTTTATGATATTAAAGCTTTTTCTCAAGACCCATCATCTGTAGAGAAAAGAACAAAATATGTTGAGTCTATACTAACTGATATGCAAACTAGAGAGATATCAGATAAAATTCAACAACAACTTGGTATTAATGTATATAATAATGATCCTGCTACTTTACCTGAAAGTGAAGAAGAATTGTCATTACATATGCAACTTGAATATAAACAATCTATTGAAATTGCAGAAGAACAGGCAATCAATGCAGTATTTAATAAAAATAATTATGATTTAACACAACGCCGTATAAATTATGATTTAACTGTTATTGGTATTGGTTCTACTAAAAATGAATTTAATAAGTCTGAAGGTATCAAAATTAAATATGTAGATCCAGCAAACTTAGTTTATTCGTATACTGAATCACCATACTTTGATGACATATATTATGTTGGAGAAGTTAAAAGCGTGACTATCAATGAGTTAAAAATGCAATTCCCAGATCTTACTGATGAAGATTTGAATGAGTTAACCAAACAAGGCGTGCAAACGCCTGCGTCTCATAATAGATTTATAAATGAAGACAGTGTACTTGATGCTAATACTATTCAAATATTGTATTTTAATTATAAAACATATAATAACGAAGTATTTAAAATCAAGCAAACCGCAAGTGGGGCAGATAAAGCCATACGTAAAGATGATCAATTCAATCCACCAAAAGATCAAAGAACTCGTTTTGAAAAAGCAGCAAGATCAATAGAGGTGGTTTATGATGGTGCATTTGTATTAGGCACTAAAAAATTATTAAAATGGGAGCTTGCTAAAAATATGGTAAGACCTAAAAGTGATACAACTAAAGTAATGATGAATTATAATGTTGTAGCACCTAGAATATATAAAGGAAGAATTGAGTCATTGGTAAGTCGTATAACTGGATTTGCCGATATGATTCAATTAACTCATTTAAAGCTACAGCAAGTATTATCAAGAATGATTCCAGATGGGGTTTATCTTGATGCTGATGGTTTAGCTGAAATTGATTTAGGCAATGGTACAAATTACAATCCACAAGAAGCGTTAAACATGTTTTTCCAAACGGGTTCTGTAATTGGTAGATCATATACACAAGATGGGGATATGAACCCCGGAAAAGTACCTATTCAAGAATTAACATCAAATGGTGGTAATAATAAAATAAGTTCGCTTATTAGTACTTATAATTATTATTTACAAATGATTAGAGATGTTACGGGATTAAATGAAGCTCGTGATGGTTCTACACCTGATAAATATGCTTTAGTTGGATTACAAAAACTTGCTGCAGCAAATTCAAATACTGCAACACGTCATATATTACAATCAAGCTTATTCTTAACTGTAAGAACAGCGGAAGCTATTAGCTTAAGAATATCTGATGTATTAGAATTTTCACCAACTAGGGATGCATTTATATCTAGCATTGGAAGATTTAATGTTGGGGCTTTAGATGATATTAAAAATATGCATTTGCATGATTTTGGTATATTTATTGAATTAGCACCAGACGAAGAAGAAAAACAATTACTTGAAAATAATATTCAACAAGCATTAGCTAAAGATCAAATTTATCTTGAAGATGCTATTGATATTAGAGAAATAAAAAATATTAAGCTTGCTAATCAATTATTAAAAGTACGTAGACGTAAAAAACTTGAACAAGATCAACAACGTCAACAAGCTAATATACAAGCACAAGCAGATGCTAATTCGCAAAACACTCAAGTTGCAGCACAAATGGAAGTGCAAAAAAATGAAGCATTAACTAACCAAAAAGCGCAGCTTATTCAAATTGAAGCTGATCTTGAAATGCAAAAAATGCAACAAGAAAAAGAGCTTAAGAAAGAACTTATGAAATATGAGTTTGATCTTAATATGGCATTAAAGGATCGTGATTCTCAAATGCTAAATGACAAAGAAAAATATAAAGAAGATCGTAAAGACGAAAGAACAAGAATACAAGCATCGCAACAATCTAAACTTATAGAACAACGTAAGGATAGAAAAGGCGAGCAAGCATTTGAATCTGCTGGAAATGATACAATGGGTAGTGGATTTAATTTAGAAATGTTTGAACCAAGGTAACATAAGTTACATTTTTATTAATTATATATTATTTTATTATGGCTGAAGAAACAACCAATGTTGAAGCAACTGCACAAGAAGCGGTTGAACAACAAGTACAAGAACAACCAGCGGAAGCAAAAGTTGTTGAGACACAAGATGATGATACCAATATTACAAAAGCTGAAGATGGTACCATTAAAATTGATTTAAGAAAAAAACCTAAACAAAAAGAAAATGCCGTTCAAAAATCAAGCACAGAGAGCAGCGTGTTGGAGCCAGTACAACAGAGCAATGAAAGCAGGGAAAACCCCGCAGTGGAATTGCAAAGCGTGGGAGAAGAAAACCAAGTCATCGAGCTCGTACAGGATGAAGAAAAGGTAGAACAAAAAGTAAGCTTAGCGGATAAAATAAAAGATATACCAAATAAGCTTAAAGAAGAATCAGAAAGTGTAAATAATAATCAAGAAGCCAGCGAGTTACCAGAAAATATTACCAAATTGGTAGATTTTATGCGGGAAACAGGTGGATCGCTTGAAGATTATGTAAATCTTAATAAAGATTATGATAGTATGAACGAAATGGAAATACTTCGTGAACACTATCGCCGAACAAAACCACATCTATCAGAAGACGAAATAAGTTTTCTAATGGAAGACTCTTTTTCATATGACGAAGAAGTTGATGAAGAAAGAGATATTAAAAGAAAAAAATTATTATTAAAAGAAAGTATTGCTGAAGCAAAATCAAATCTAAGTAGCCTAAAGAGTAAATATTACAATGATCTTAAGTTAAGTTCAAAGTTATCTCCGGAAGCCAGAGAAGCGGTTGAGTTTTACAATAATTATAAACAAGAACAAAATCAATCACAACAATTAGCTAAACAGCAAAGATCTATATTTGAACAAAAAACAAATGAATTGTTTTCTGACTCATTCAAAGGTTTTGAATATAAGGTTGGTAATAACAAATATAGATTTAATGTAGGTGATGTTAATAACGTGAAATCTTCACAATCAGATATTAATTCATTAGTCAGCAAGTTTGTTGATAACAATAACAATATGTCTGATGCAGCAGGTTATCACAAAGCATTATTTACAGCTATGAATGCTGATTCTATTGCTAATCATTTTTATGAGCAAGGAAGAGCCGATGCTATTAAAGAAGCAATGGCACAATCTAAAAACGTAGATATGAATCCACGTGGTACTCATGAAGCGGTTACAACAGATTCTGGCATAAAAATTAGAGCAATTAGTGGTGATGATAGTTCAAAACTTAGAATAAAACTAAAACAATAACTTAAAATAACACTAAAATGGGATTATTTGCAACAGGTGGATCGTTTCCTGCTGGGTTAACGCCTTCACCAACCAAATCACTTTTTGCTGGTAACTATCTTACTTTTGATAGTTCAACTGGCGGCGGAACTTTCGCACAACAATTTTTACCAGATGTATACGAAAAGGAAGTTGAGCGTTATGGAAATCGCTCTGTTTCTTCTTTCTTACGCATGGTAGGAGCTGAAATTCCTTCTGCTTCAGATCAAGTTATCTGGTCAGAACAAGGAAGATTACATATTGCTTATGATGCAGCAGTCGCTAATACTAGCACTGGTGTAATTACTGAAGCTGGACACGCTGTACGTGTTGGCCAAACTGTAGCTATTGCTGAAGGTCTTGTAACTGTTAAAGCTGTAGTTACTGCTGTAGCAACAGATACTTTCACTGTAAAACCTTATAGCGGAGCTGATCTTGATGCTGCTGGACTTTCAACTGGTACTGCGGTAACTGTAAAAGTATTTGTTTATGGTTCTGAATTTGCAAAAGGAACTGCTGGAATGGCTGGTTCAATTGATGCTGGATTCCAACAATTTAGCAATTCACCTATCATTATTAAAGATAAATATTCTATCTCTGGTTCTGATACTGCTCAAATTGGATGGGTTGAAGTAACAACTGAAAACGGTGCTTCTGGATACCTTTGGTATTTAAAATCAGAGCATGAAACAAGACTTCGTTTTGAAGATTATCTTGAAATGGCAATGGTAGAAGGAGAATTAGCTGCTAGTGGTTCTGCTGCTATTGGTGCTGGATACAAAGGTACTGAAGGTCTTTTTGCTGCAATTGAAAGCAGAGGTAATATCTACCAAAACTTCAATTCAGGAGAAGGAACTCTTTCTAATGCCGGTGCTGATCGTACTGCTCTTCAAGATTTTGATGAAATTCTAAAAAATCTTGACAAGCAAGGTGCTATTGAAGAAAACATGCTTTTCTTAAATCGCGCTACTGCTCTTGCATTTGATGATATGTTAGGTGCTGTAAATGCTCACTATAACGGTGGATCTTCTTATGGAGTATTCAACAACAGTGAGGATATGGCTCTTAATTTAGGATTCAGCGGTTTCCGCAGAGGTTCTTATGACTTCTACAAAACTGACTGGAAATATTTAAATGACGCTGCTACTCGTGGTCTTACTGAAGATATTGATGGTGTACTTGTACCTGCTGGTACTTCAACTGTATACGATCAACAATTAGGCAAGAACATTAAGCGTCCTTTCCTACATGTTCGTTACCGAGCTTCTGAAGCTGATGATAGAAAAATGAAATCTTGGATCACTGGATCTGTAGGTGGAGTTTATACTTCTGATGTTGATGAAATGAATGTACACTTCTTATCTGAAAGATGTTTATGTGTACAAGGAGCTAACAACTTTGTATTATTCAAGTCTGTTACTCAGTCTGCATAATTAGTAATGTAAGGATGAGGCGTCATTAGGGCGCCTCTATCTTTACTTTTTTACAATTTTATTATATTATATTATGGCTACAAAAGAAAAGAAAATAACAGCCTCAGAACAAGACTGGGTTGTAAAAGATAGAACTTATGTTTTAATGGGCAATAAAGCCCCAATTACATTTACATTAGCTTCAAAACATCATAGTAGAAATCCACTAATGTGGTTTGATGAAGAAAAAGGCTATGCAAGAGAATTACGATATGCTTCAAATCAAAAATCACCATTCCGTGATGAACAAGATGGGTTTTCAACCTTAAGACATATTGTATTTAGAAATGGATCATTATTTGTATCAAAATCAGATCAAGCATTACAAAAACTATTATCTATATATCATCCACAAAAAGATATGACATATAGAGAATTAGATGCGGTGGTTGAAGCAAAAGATGACCTTTATGATATTGAACTTGAAATTACAGCACTTAATTTAGCAAAAGATTTAGATATAGATCACGCTGAAGCTGTACTTAGAGTTGAATCAGGATCTGCAGTATCAAAAATGACTTCTTCAGAAATTAGAAGAGATTTACTTTTATTTGCAAAACGTAATCCTGAATTATTTATTAGTTTAGTTGAAGATGATAATGTTCAATTAAGAAATATTGGAATTAAAGCTGTTGAAGCTGGTATTATCCAATTATCACCTGATCAAAGATCTTTTCATTGGGCTAGTAATAATAAAAAATTAATGGCTGTACCTTTTGAAGAAAATCCATATTCAGCATTTGCTGC